GCCTACCGGTGACCAGGTGACGGCCCTGCTCTGGCGGGAGATCAACCGCCTGCACGCGCGGGCCGGTCTGCCGGGACGCACGAACCTGACGCAGTGGTACCTCCCGAACGACACGGGCGGTGAGGAGCTGGTCGCGTTCGGGCGCAAGCCGAGCGAGTACAGTGAGGCGGCGTTCCAGGGCTTCCACGCCAAGTACATCCTCGTGGTCAAGGACGAGGCGTCCGGCGTTCCCAAGCCGTTGTGGAACGCGGCCGAGTCGGTCGCCTCCAACAAGCACGCCCGCATCCTGGTGATCGGCAACCCCGACGTCCCCGAGGGCGAGTTCTATGACGCTTGTCAGGAGGACTCGGTCTACAACGTCATCAAGATCGGCTACCACGACACGCCCGCGTTCACGGGTGAGGAGGTCCCCGACGAGATCCTCGACGTACTCATCTCGCCGGAGTGGGTCGAGTCGCGGCGTCAGGCGTGGGGCGAGGAGAGCGCGCTCTTCCAGGCCAAGGTCCTGGGCCAGTTCCCGACGGGCGACCACGACCCCTGGCGGATCATTCCCGAGACGGCCGCGGCCAAGTGCCGGTTCCTGGAGGCCGAGGACGGCGCGCACGTCGCGGGCCTGGACGTCGGTGGCGGCGGTGACCGCACGGTGCTCATCGAGCGTCGCGGCAACGCGACCGGCCGCAAGTACAGCTTCCAGTCGGACGACCCGATGAAGTCGGTCGACGACCTGGCGGCGAAGATCCGCGAGTGGGGCGTCCCCACGATCAACATGGACACCACCGGCATCGGCTGGGGCGTCGCGGGCGACCTACGTCGTCAGCTGCGGAGCGACAACGTCACCATCAACGCGATCCACTTCGCGCAGAAGTCACGCCGCAAGGAGTGCCTGAACAAGCGGGCCGAGCTCTGGTGGAACGGCCGCCAGCTGGCGCGTGAGGGCAGGTGGTCACTCGCGTCGCTGGACGACGATGACATCAGCGAGTTGACGTCCCCGCGCTACGAGCTCGACAAGACGAGTCGCAAGATCAAGGTCGAGGCCAAGGGCGACGTCGTCAAGCGCATCAAGAAGAGCCCGGACGTCGCGGACGCCGTTCTCCTGGCGTTTCACGACGGCCTCAACTTCGGGCCGGTCTCCGACGGCCGCACCGCGTTCGGCGGTCGGAACATGGCAAGCGGCGGCTCGGGCGCCAGCCGGATGCCCGCGCTGGGGTCGATCGGCTCCTCTCGTGCAGCCATGCCACCACTGGGTCGGTAGAATCAGATCATGCATAACGACGAGATCAACGAGCTGAAGCACCGGTTCGGCTACCACCCGCCAACCACCTCGGACGTCGTCTCTGACCACGAGAAGTCGCGGGCTGACGCGTACGAGTTTGCCCTCTTCGGAGCCGAGCGGATTCCCGCCAGCGCGGGTCGCGAGAAGGCCCTCTTCTTGACGAAGGTCGAGGAGGCCCTCTCCTGGCTCAACGCGGGCATCGCGCGCGGCAACGCCGAGCGTGCCGAGAGCGGGGAGGTGGGCCAGTGACCTTCGCACCCGCATCAATCCAGAAGGCCCAACGCTACATCCACGACAAGACGGGTGTCTCGTGGAACGGCCTGGGCATCGTCGGCGACAAGGACCACCGCGGCGGGTACCACTGCGGCAGGGACCGGGTCGATGACGACGACTACTCGGTGGACGAGTCACCGCGCGACCGCAACGGCCTGTCGTACGCCGCCAGCGCCCTGGACATCGGCTACTGGTCGGGCCTCCGGAAGTTCAGCATCTGGCTGGTGGCGCAGTGCGAGGCGAACACGCCCGACACGCGCGACATCCGGGAGGTCATCTACTCCCCTGATGGGAAGACCGTCAAGCGCTGGGACCGTGAGGGCGAGCGCGACTCGGGCGATGGCTCGCACCGCAGCCACACGCACATCTCGTGGTTCCGCGACTCGGAGTTCAACGACAAGACCGCCGTCTTCCGGCGCTACTGGGATGACGAGGAGGAGCACGCTCCCCTTCCCCAGGTTCCGTCGAGGATCCCCGCGCCGAAGCCTCACTACGACTTCCCCCTCCCCAAGGGCTACTACTTCGGCCCGAAGGACGGTCCCAAGCAGTCGGTCTCCGGCTTCTACGGCCGCGTCTTCGACGGGAAGACCGACAGCGAGTGGCTGCGGATCTTCGTCCGCCAGCTGCGCAAGCGGGGTTGGAACGCCATCGAGGGCGGCCAGTTCCTCACCAGGTACGGCAATGACGGTCGCTACGGTTCAGAACTGGGAGACCTCGTTGAGGCCTTCCAGGGTGACCAGGGGCTTCCGCGCGACCGCAAGCTGGGGCCGAACACCTGGCGGGCGGCGTTCGAGAACCCGGTGACCTAGTGAACGTGACCATCGGGGACGTGTTCACGTTCCTCAACGGCCTGTTCCCGGTCCTCCTGGGAATCGGCATCCTGTACGCCGGTCTGCGGAAGTGGCTGAAGCAGGTGGCCAGCTCGCAAGCCAACGCGACGCGCCAGCTGAAGACGTCGAACGGCACGACCGTGGCGGGCTACGTCGAGAAGTCATCCAAGAACATCGACAAGCTCACCCAGGAGATGACCAAGACGAAGGCGGTCGTCAACACGCTGCACCGACGGCTCGACGAGCACATGGTGCGCGATCACGGTGTCCGCATTCACATCGAGGACGTGGAAGACCACGACAGGGAGGAGGATCATGCCTAGCAGCGTACGCATCGGCATCTACGCCTTTGGCCTCAGCGTCATCGGCCTGATCGCGGCCATACTCGCCGCCAACGGAAGTTGGATGGCAGCGGCCGCCGCAGCGCTCAGCGCGAGCATCCACCTGATGTCCGCCATCATGACCTGGCGGCGCCGAGGCTGGACTCCCGACGAACCCAGCGAGCCGGAGGAACCCGGTGGGCTGGGGACACCGTAGCCGTAAGGGCGCCCAGGAGGGTAGCAAGTCGGGGCAGTTCGACCGGCAGCCCAAGGGTAAGCGTGGGCGCCCTAAGAAGAACCAGGCCGTGACGGTCGACGGTCGCTGCGGCTACTGCGGCGGCGTGGAGGGGCGGCACAACCAGGTCCGCGTCTCGCGTCGCCAGCCCAACGGCACGTACAAGATCGTCTTCGAGAGGTGCAGGGGATGAGCGGCCAGACACTCGTGCTCGTCATCCTGGCGTCGTACTTCGTGTCGTGGGTGATCGTCCACAGCAAGATCGCGAGTGACCTCGTCGAGAGGTGGCAGTTTCACTGGGAGACGCGCTGGGTCGACAAGCACGCGGCCGACGAGCTTCAGCGGCAGCGACTCTGGGAGGTCGAGGGCTGGAACAGCCGACTCGCGTACCTCCCGACCTGCATCTGGTGCACGGGCTTCTGGGTCAGCGGCGCGGTGATCGGGCTCACGGCGGTGTTCACCCCGGTGCCCGAGTGGCCGCTCCTCTGGCTGGCCACGTCCGCGGCTGTCGGCGTGATCGACTCTGAGGTGAATCGCAAGGCGTGAAACGACGGTAGTCTAGTCGCGAGACCGTTAGGAGGCGTGATGCGGCTACCGTCGTTCAACACCGTCGTGGCATCGGCCATGATTCTGCCCGCACGCCGGATGTACAACCCAAAGTACAACGAGGTCCAGGACCAGCTCTGGGAGTTCTACGCGACCCTGGAGGAGTACGCCGCCGCGGTTCACTGGAAGGCGAACCTCCTGTCGGGCATTCGACTCGTCGCCGCGGAGTTCATTCCCGGTGACGACGAACCGAAGATCCTGACCAGTGGGGCCGCGTCGGACGCCGTCGCCAACTTCGCCGGCGGGCCCGGTGGCCAGACGCAGCTGCTGGCCGAGATGGCCATCCACCTCAACGTCCCCGGTGAGGGATGGCTCTGCGCGTTCTACGACGACCAGGACGAGGAGCAGTGGCGCGTCTTCAGTGCGGAGGAGATCCGCATCAAGGACGGCGTGTATCAGTACCGCGTCGGTGACGGCCGCAGTGACTGGCATCCTCTCGGCGACGACTCGGTCGTGATCCGCTTCTGGCGACCCGACGCTCGACGCGGTTGGGTCGCGCGACCGCGAGCCGCTCACGCCATCGGCGCGATGACCGAGCTTGACCTCATCAACAAGCGCATCCTGGCGGAGACCGCCTCGCGCATGGCGAGCAACGGCATCATCGTGTACGACAAGGACCGGCTGTCGTTCACCGACACGCCGGGACCCGCCACCATCAACGACCACGACCCGTTCGCCGTCGTCCTGGTGGACGTCGGCTCGCGCGGTATGAAGGATCCGCTGTCGTCCGAGGCGACCATCAAGACCCCGATCGGCGTCAGCCGTGGCGAGGACACGTCGGTCCCGCTGACCGACTTCGTCGTTCCCATCGACCTCTCGAACCCGATCAGCGAGCGCATCCTCGAGCAGCGTGAGTCCGCCATTCGACGAATCGCCAGCGTCCTCGAGATGACGACCGAGCGTCTAACGGGGATGTCAGATCTGTCCCACTGGGGCCAGACGCAGGTCGAGGAGTCGGGCATCCAGGTGTACGTCGCGCCGGACATGGAGCTCCTGGTGCACGCGTTCACGACGGGCTTCCTCATCCCCTACCTGGAGGCCGCGGGCGAGCCGCTCGTCGGACCCAACGGCGGCAAGATCGTCGTATGGTACGACCCGAGCAACATCATCCAGCGACCCGACCGCTCGGGCGTCGCGACCGAGGCGTACGACCGCATGGAGCTCAGCCCGAAGGCGTACCGCCGCGAGGTGGGCTTCAGCGAGGGCGACAAGCCGACCGACGCCGAGCTCGACGAGATGACCGACAAGCTGCAGCGCCGGAACACGACCACCGAGGTCGTCGACGAGACGAGTGACATCTCCACCGAGACGCAGAACTCGAGCGCTCCCCTGGACACCGAGCCCGACACGAGCGTCGAGGACGTCGCGCCGTCCGCCTCGGAGAACGAGCGGGAGGTGAGGCCGGGTGGCTAGGAAGTTCGCGGCCCTGACGGTCGAGCAGCTCGACGCGCAGGCCGACGCGTTCGAGGACCTGACCGTGAGCGGCCTGGATGAGGCACTCCGGAGGTCGATCGAACGCGCGTACCGCAACAGCGTGATCACCGCGGCGGCCGACGACCCCGACCCGCAGGGGTTCCTCGAGTTCATCAAGCAGTACTGGGCGCAGTTCGTCGGCGCCGTGCTCTCGCCGTTCCTTCGCCGATCGATGAACGCGACCGCGGCCGACCAGGCGTTCGCGTTCATCAACGCCACGTTCGCCGGAGTCGCCGACGACAACCCGCGGCGCGCGTTCGTGAGCGACCTGGTGAACCAACCCCTGGACACCGAGGTCTACCTTCGCCAGGCGACGAACCGCCTGGTGGGGATCGGCGACGAGCTCTGGGAGCACGCCCGCGAGGAGTTGGTCGCCGGCATCGACAAGGGCGAGTCCATCGATGACCTGGCCAGCCGCGTGATGAAGTCCGCCGAGGTCACCGAGCCGCGTGCACGCACGATCGCGCGGACCGAGTCGAACGGCGCGATGAACGCGGTCGTCAGCCAGACGAACCACCGCGTTGACGACATGTTCTCGATCGAGGGTGGCCTCTCGAAGGAGTGGAGCGCGACGGAGGACCTGCGTACCCGGCCCACGCACGTCCTCGCCGACGGCCAGGTGGTTCCGCTCGACCAGCCGTTCATCGTGGGAGAGGCGTCGCTGCAGTTCCCGTCCGACCCGACGGGACCGCCGGGCGAGGTCATCAACTGCCGCTGCACGACACTCACGGTCATCAGCGACGAGCTGATCGCGGCCGCGGGCGGCGGGTCCGCGGTCGAGGAAGTAGAACTGCCGGTCACCGCGGCCGCAGACCAGGAGGAAGCAATGCCGTATGATGTTATCCAGGGTGGCGGCGACTGCGCGGAGAGCGAGTGGGCCGTCGTGAAGCAGGGCACCACGGAGTCCGTCGGCTGTCACGACACGGAGGAGTCCGCGCTGCAGCAGGTGGCCGCGCTCATGGCGTCGGAGGAGGAAGCGGGTGACGACAACTTCTCAGTCGCCGAGACCGTCGCCGCCGATGACTCCGCGAGCGAGCGCTTCGCCTCGTGGTCCGGCGTGATCGCCATGGAGGGTGTCCCCACCGGTGACGGCCGCCAGTTCGAGCACGGCTCGCTGACCTGGGCCGAGCTGCCGATCCCCCTGGGGTGGATGTACGAGCGGTCGCACGGCGGCATGCCGACCGACAAGGTCGTCAACGTCGGCACCATCGACACCATCTCGCGGAGCGACGGCGGCATGATCGTCGCCACGGGACGAGTCAACCTGGCCACCGACGAGGGTCGTAAGGTCGCGTCGATGATGGGAACGCGCGAGGATCCCGGCTCCCTGGCGGGTATCTCCATTGACGCGGATGACCCCGACGACCCGATGGGGATGAACGTCGAGTACCGCTACGCCGACGGCTGCGAGCTGCCGGAGGACGACGCGGGGACCCTGCTGGACGACAACGACGGACCGGTGGAGGAGGACATGAAGTGCATGATGCCGACGCTCATGGTCTTCCACAGCGGCCGCATCCGCGCCGCGACCATGGTCGACATCCCCGCCTTCGTGGAGGCCCGCATCTTCCTCGACTCCAAGCCGGAGCTGCCGGATGAGGAGCCCAGCGCGATCGATGAGGACGAGGAGGTGCTGCTCGCGTCGTCGTACACGATGACGCTGAACGACGTTCCTCCGGCCTCGTGGTTCGAGGAGCCGACCGACGAGCCCGACATCGGCGCCATCACGGTGACCGACGAGGGTCGCATCTTCGGCTACCTGGCGCCCGCACAGGTCGCCCACCGCGGCATCCGCGACAAGCGCGTGACGGTTCCGATGAAGAACGTCGACTATGGCATCTGGATGAACCGGGTGACCATCGCCGAGCGGGCGGACGGCACGTTCACGCGCGTCGCCACCGGCCCGATCACGATGGACTGCGGTCACGCCAGCAGCTCGAACCGCGTCGTCGGCGCAGCGCGTCGCGCGCACTACGACAACTCGTGCTCGGTGGTCGCGACCGCCCGGGTCGGTGAGAACCGACGCGGCGTCTGGATCGCGGGTGCGATCCTGCCGGACGTCACCGCCGACCAGGTTCGTCGCATGATGACACTGCAGTTGTCGGGCGACTGGGGACCGCACCGCGAGAAGCCGGGGAAGCGCGAGCTTGCCGGGGCGCTCCTGGTTCCGGTGCCCGGGTTCCCGAAGCGGTCGTTCTCGACGATGAACGTCCGTGACGGACTCCTGCAGCACGTGACGGTTCCGCTGCGGTTCGCGGTGGCTATGTCGCGTGATGACACGAAGACGTTCGGGGCGCGTGAGGCGGCCAACCGCATCGCCGCGTCGCTGGGACGAGACCGAGCCTCACGGGCACGTGAGCTCGCGCAGAGAGTAAGGGGGCAGTAGTGGGTAAGGACTGCAAGCCGTGCCAGGCGGGTAGGGCGAAGAAGGGCTTCGCATACTACTCGACCGAGCAGCAGCGGCAGATCGCCGAGGCCCGTGACAACGGCGCCGACGTGAACGTCACGGTGGCCCGCCGTAAGGTGGTCGTGACTAAGAAGCGCAACGATGCGAGTAAGACCGGTAGCTAGCAACGGCTGAAGCGTCATTTCATCGTGCAATGAATGATAGAATGGTCGCAACATCATCATGAGGGGAACACAATGCCAAAGAACACGTTCGCGGTGGCGGACCTGCCGGACGGGGATGACGAGCTTCGCGCTCGCCTGGCGGAGTTGACCTCCGCCGAACTGTCGGAGGCTCACGACACCCTTCAGACCGAGTTCGACGCGAAGTTCGACTCCCTGGGCGACGAGCCCAGCGCCGAGGACTTCGAAGAGCTGCAGAAGCTGGGCGCCAAGCTCGCCGCTGCGGGTGAGATGAAGGAGCGCAAGGAAGTCGAGACCCGTGAGCGCCGCGAGGCGGCCGACGCGCTGAAGGCGCAGCTCTCGGGAAAGTCCTCGAAGTCCGACACGGACTCCGATGGGGGTGTGGGCACCGATGGTGACGACACCGCCGACGCCGCCACCGCCGACGAGGGCGAGCTCGTGACCGCGACCTCCGAGGAGGTGCTCACCGCAGCCATCTCCACCGCGGTCGAGACCGCCGTCAAGTCCGCGGCCGACGCTTGGCTGAAGCCGAGCAAGGACCTCAACCAGCGTATCCGCTTCGGCACCATGAAGCAGTTCGCGCCGAACGCCAACGTTCACGAGGCCCGCACCGAGGCCGTCATCACGGCGGCCGCCGACATCCCGGGCTTCACCCAGGGCGGGGCGATCACCAGCATCGAGCAGCTTGGCGAGGCGTTCCACCGTCGCGCGAAGATGCTCTCGGTCGGCAAGTCGGGCAACCCCGACCCCGTCATGATCGCGTCGCTCGAGCGTGACTTCACGTACACGCTCGACAAGGACTCGACCATCGCCGACATGCAGGAGGTGCTGCGGGCCGCGACCGACGTCGACGTCCTCACCGCCGCCGGTGGCTGGTGCGCCCCGTCGGAGATCTCGTACGACTTCTTCAACATCGTCTGCGAGGACGGCATGTGGGACGTTCCCACGGTCGGCCTCAACCGCGGCGGCATCCAGTACCCGATCAGCCCGTCGTTCGGCGACCTCGCCGGCCAGGACGGCATCGTCTGGACCTGGACCGAGCAGGACGACATCGACGCGATCGACTCGGCGTCGATCGTCAAGCCCTGCGTCCGCCTGGACTGCCCGGACTTCCTGAACCGCCGCAAGGACTGCGACGGCTTCTGCGTCACCGCGGGCAACCTCGTCGACTACGCCTACCCGGAGCTCGTGGCCAACTGGCTGCGGCTCGTGATGGCCATCCGGGCGCACGCCACCAACGCGCGCCTCCTGGACATCGCGATCAACGGCGGCGGCTCGGGCGACGACATCGGTCCGGCCCTGGCGGTCGACCACACCGGCCTCGACGGGAACATCACCGCCAAGCTGCTCACCTCCATCGAGCTGAGCATCACCGACTACCGCGAGAAGTTCGCCATGTGCGACGACGCGGTGCTCGAGGGCGTCTTCCCGCGCTGGGCCCAGATGGTCATCCGCGCCGACCTGGCGAACCGCGAGGGCATCGAGGTGTTCAGCGTTACCGACGGCATGATCGCCGACTGGTTCAACATCCGCGACGTCCGCGCCCAGTTCGTCGGTGACTGGCAGGTTCGCACGCCGGGCTACCCCGGTGCGGCGACCGCGCTCACCGAGCTCCCGGCTGAGCTGGACTACCTGCTCTACCCGGCGGGCACGTACGTGCGCGGTAACGGCATGACGCTCGACCTGGGCGTCGTCCGTGACTCGACCCTGAACGAGACCAACGACCACACCGCGGCCTGGGCCGAGGAGTGCTACGCGCTCCTGAAGCCCGGTCACGAGTCGCGTCTCGTCACCGTCGACGTCTGCGCCGCTGGCCAGATCGGCACGCGCTCCATCGAGTGCACCACCTCGTAGGTGACTAGGAACAGGGAAGGAGGTGAGCGACGATGAGTCGCGGAAGATTTCTGATCAACGGTGAACCCACGTCGTTCACCGCCCCGCAGTACGGGCTGCTGTCCAGCCCCGCCGTCCAGGGACTCGATCTCACGACGAGTCACTGGAAGATGGGTGTGGTCTGGGACGAGTTCTGTCCCGCGACCGAGGGCACGTATGACCCGTGCATCGCGATCACGACGAACGACATCGGCGCGGTCACCGACGCTCCGCCGCCGACCCCGAAGGTTCCCACCTTCGACCGTTCGACGCGCGGTGCGACCTCGTTCACGGCGTACGCGAGCATTCAGTGCTCGCCCGTCGGAAGCTGGGATGAACTTCCCGAGTGGGGTCGACTGGGGCTGCAGCGGTCCGAGGAGCAGTTCGTCGAGAACGTCTTCTGGACCGGCGTCGCGCAGTCGGGTGGTGGGGAGACGGTGTTCCCGCACCTCGCTGCGGACCAGGACGTCGTCGACGGTGACGAGTTCATTCAACCTGCCGCGACGATCGTGACCACGACGCCTCAGACGCTCGAGGTCGGCATCGGCATGCTGGAGCAGGCGGCTCGTGACTGCTACCCCGGCATGGCGACGATTCACGCGCCGTTGCGACTGGGGTCGCTCTTCGCGGAGCACTACAACATCGTCACGAGAGGTGGCACCGCGCAGACGGTGATCGGATCCACGATCATTCTCGGCGCGGGCTACCCGGGTACGGCACCATCGGGCGCGTTGACGCAGGGTGTCAGTTGGGTGTACGCGACGGGTCCCGTCTTCTACATGCGTGACGCAGCGGTTCAGTTCCGGCGTGAGGACTCACTCGACCGCAGGGTGAACACCGTCACGATCATCACTGAGCGTACGTACGTGGTCGGCTTCAACTGCTGCTTGCTGGCCATTCCGATCCTGAACGGAGAACTCACGTTATGAGTGTCTGCGCAAGCCCGATCAAGGGTGAGGTCATTCGCCTCACCCTCCTGAATAACTGCGGTGATCCCGTCTTCGGGCCGGGTTCGGCGCAGGTCACCACCGACGCCTGGACCGAGGTCACGGCGACGCCGAACTACGAAGAGGGCACGCGGTTCCTGTCTCGCAAGGCGAACGGCGAGCCGTGCGTCAACGAACAGGAGGCGTCGTTCCTCAACTGGGTCGAGCTCGCCACGACCCTCTGCACCCTCGACGTCGACCTCATCGCCCTGGCGACCGGTGAGCAGCCGATCGCCGACGCGACCGACTTCATCGGCGTGACCTTCGGTGAGGGACTGCTCAACGCGCGCTACAGCTTCGAGCTGTGGCAGCCCGTCTCGGGTGACGGAGAGTGCGACGAAGACGGCAACCAGCGCTGGGTGTACTGGGCGTGGCCTCACGTCTACAACGCCCAGGTCCAGGAGCTCACCTTCACCAACGACGTCTTCAACTTCGCGTTCAACTCGATGACGAAGAAGGCCTCGCCGCGGTGGGACATCGGTGACCCGTGGCTGGCGGACACACCGGTCGCCCTCTGGGACCCGGCCCGTCACTTCGCCTTCTCGATCACGTCCGTTCAGCCGCCTGAGTCGGCTTGCGGCGCGGTGGAGATCGAAAGCTAGAGTACAATAGCTCCAGTTCAGATCACCTGAGGAGCGCCCATGGTCCAGCCAGACTTCGCCCGTGACCATGGGCGCTTCGCTAAGCGTAAGCAGCACATTCCACGGCAACTGCACTTCATCTGGGTCGGACCGTCGATGCCGCCGCACCTCGCCGAGAACATCACTCGATGGCGCGACATGCACCCGACCTGGGCGGTCAAGGTCTGGACCGAGCGCGACCTCAACGGTCTCACGAATCAGCGGCTGTTCAGTGACGCCGAGAGCATCGTTCCACGGGACGCCGTTGGTCAGTTCCGGTCGGACGTCGCGCGCTACGAGATCATTCTACGACACGGCGGCTTCTACGCCGACGTGGACACGTACCCTGTGAGGCCGATCGATGAGATGGTGTATCACCGTGAGTTTGCGGTGCAGGAGGATCGAACGTGGATCGGCAATACATACCTCGGAGCTGGCGCGGGAAGCCCGATCTTCGACGCCATCGTCAAGGGGCTTGCTGCGAACGTGCGACGACACAAGGGTAAGCGCGCCAACGTCCTATCGGGGCCCAAGTATATCACGGGAATCTGGAAGAACCACAACGGGTTTGTGGCTCCGACCGAGTGGGGATTCCCCTACTCGTACACGCACGTGAAACAGGACACGGTACCCGATACGATACCGGTAGGTACGTACGCGGTGCACCAGTGGCATCACACCAAGCAGGTAATGGAGGCACGAAGTGCTCGACGCTGAACACCAGGACTTCTCGGAGATCGACGGTCTCGACGGGCTGATCACGCCGGAGATCGGTCGCATTCTCTACGACCACGCGCGGCTCATTCCCGCCGAACACGCGATCGTCGAGCTCGGCTCGTACCACGGGAAGTCGACGGCCTACCTGGCTCTGGCTGCCCGTGAGGGTGGTGGCCAGACGGTCGTCGCCATCGACACTTGGTCGGAGGAGTTCTCCGACTGGCGCAGCTCGGTCATGGAGCGGATCCCGTCGCCTACCTTCGAGAAGTTCACCAAGCAGCTCACCTGGATCGGCCTCATCGACCAGGTAGAGCCTCACCAGAGCACCTCGGTTGAGGCGGGCCACGACTACTACACGGCGCTGCTAGACGGTGACGTCGACCCGATTGGCCTCCTCTACGTGGACGGCGACCACTCGTACGAGGCCGTCATGGCCGACTATGAGGCCTGGAGTAAGTCGTTGGCGCCCGAGGGCATCATCCTCTTCGACGACTACACGAAGACGAACCCCGGCGTCGTCAAGGCGCTGCGTGAGCTTCGCGACTCGGGTCAGATCGTGCCATTCGACAGCGGCCTCCCGCGCGTCGTCGCCGCTCACCTGGGAGTGTTCGCGTGAAGACCGAGTTTGATGTTCCCAAGTACTGGGATCGGCGCTACCGCGACGGGCGTAGCTCGGGAGCGGGCTCCGAGGGGACAGAAGGTACCTACAAGGCCCAGTACGTCAGTGACTTCATCGCCGAGCACGACATCATCAGCATCGTGGACTGGGGTGTCGGTGACGGGCAGGTTCTGCAGCAGATCGAGCTGCCCACGAACGCGGTGTACTACGGTGTAGACGTCTCGCCGACGATCATCAAGCGCGCACGTGAGCGCTTCCCGTCGACGTACGAGTTCATGACCGTGGACGACTACTTCCACACGTTCCCGATCCCGCGGTTCAGCCTCGCGCTCAGCCTCGACGTCCTCTTTCACTTCCCCGACGACAACGACTACTGCCGCTACCTGAAGCACCTCTTCGACAGCTCTGTGAAGTACGTCATCGTGTACTCGACGAATTACGACGGCGGCCGGACATCTCGTCACGTGATGCGACGAGAGTTCACGCGCGACGTGACCGTACTGCACCCGGAGTTCAAGCTCATCAAGATCGAGTCGCCCCTCAAGGAGGGCCTCGCATCGTTCTTTGTCTACGAGAGGATCGCGCCGTGACTCGTCTCTCCGTCAAGATCATGGCGCACAAGAAGCGCGCCAAGTTCATTCCACACCTGGTGGAGCATCTCGGTCTGACCGATGACGACGTCATCTGGGACACGAAGCAGGACCGCTGGGACACCGGCCGACGAGCCTGGGAGGCCGTCGATCAGACCGCCGACTGGGGCTGTGTGATTCAAGATGACGCGCTCGTCGCCGCCGACTTCATCGAAGGCATGCAGAACGGCCTCGCGCAGCTGGAACGCAACGTCGTCGTGTCACCGTACGTCGGCACCCGTCGACCCATGGCGCACCGCGTCGAGGCTGCGGTACGCACCGCGAACGCGAACGACGCCTCCTGGATCAAGATGCCGTCCCTGAACTGGGGCGTCGCGATCATCCTGCCGACGAACATCATCGACGGCATGCTGCCCTGGTGCGACCGCCAGGGCTACCCGAACTACGACCGCCGAGTCGGCCGCTACTGCATCGACGTGCAGCGCATGCCGACCATGTGCACCTGGCCCTCCCTGGTCGATCACCGTGAGGTCCCGTCGCTCGTCGGTCACGGTGGCGGTCGAACCGCGCACAAGTTCATCGGCGAGAACGCATCGGCTGCGAAGTTGAAGTGGGACGGTCCGATCGTCAGCATGACGGGAACCGGTTCGTCGGCGCAGCGCTCGGTCATGAAGTACGGACCGGTGTCACAAGAGATCCCGTCGTTCAACCCGACCACCGTCAACGGCCGTATGGCGGCACGTCAGCTCCGCGTAGCGCGTCGTACGTCGGGCGGTAGTACTGATCAACCTCCCGTGCGCCCGAACAGCTGACGTGACGCTACAATGGAACTATGGCGGCACCGACATCAGCTCCTTGTGACCCGTGGCCCTACGAGTGTGCGGACTTTCCAGAGGGCACATCGCAGTCGACGATCGACTCTGCGGTAGCCGCGGCGACGGAGGCTCTCTGGGCGCGCACAAAGCGCATCTACGGCCTCTGCTCAATGACGCTGCGACCGTGCCGCAAAGACTGCCTACCGGCCGGTCCCTGGATTCCACGCACCGGTTGGTACGACGTCGGCGGGTACTCGTGGCCCTGGCCGCAGCCCGCACTCATCGGCGGTAAGTGGTTCAACATCGCCTGCGGCATGTGCGATGGTGGCTGCTCGTGTACGCGCCTCGAGCAGGTTGAGCTGCCGTACCCGGTCGCCAACGTTACGCAGGTGAAGGTCGACGGCGTCATCCTCGACCCGTCCGCGTACCGCGTCGACGAGTGGCGCTACCTCGTCAGACTCGACGGTGGCCTCTGGCCGCGATGCAACGACCTCAACCTGGATGACGACCAGCCCAACACCTGGTCGGTAACCGCGCAGTACGGGACCGAGGTGCCGGAGCTCGGTAAGATCGCGGTCGGCGAACTGGCCACCGAGATCGTTCGGGCGTGCACCGGCGCGAAGGGCTGCAAGCTTCCCGCGTCGACCGTGCAGTCGGTCACGCGTCAGGGCGTCACGAAGGTCTTCTTCAACTCGCAAGCCGCGTTCGCGAACGGCCAGGTTGGCCTCCGCTGGTGCGACCTCTTCATCAGCACGGTGAACCCGACACACACGAACCTCGCGAGCATCTACGACATCGACGGACCTCGAACGCGACGGGTGAACACCTGATGGGACTCAGCAACGCGAACCCCTTCGCCGGGTACGAGATCGCGAAGAAGCTCAAGGAGTGCATCGAACCCTACCTGGACGGAACCACGTCGGGCATGCCTCCACGCAGCTGCGTGCACGTCGGGGCCATCGCGTGGGACGACTGCGAGTGTGGCCAGCTGATCGTCGCCGGTGAGGATGGCGGTGAGGTCGTCAGCTTTCCCGACCAGCAAGACACGCGCGGTCGTCGTGGCTGCGGTCCTTCGATGTTCACCTGGAACTATCAGATCAGCATCCTTCGCTGCGCGCCGCAGGGCGACGGAGATGACCCGCCGAGCTGCGAGGAACTCGACGCCGCGGCGGAGGTCGCGTATGAGGATGCGTGGGCCGTCCGCGCGGGCGTCATCTGTTGCCTCAACGAGTTGATCGGTACCAAGCTGCCGAACGGCACGACCTGGATCACGGACTACACTATCGGACGACAGGGATTCGTGGGACCGCAAGGCATGTGCCAGGGTTCACTGCTTCCTGTGACCGTCGCGATGAAGAACGGATGCTACCCCTGCCTAGGCAGTTAGGAGGCCGACGTGGCACAAGTCAACATCAATCACAAGATGAATCGCAGCTACGTCAAGGCCGCACTCACGCAGTCACCAGGCGTACGTCGCGCGATGCTTTTGCGTGGAGTCGCGGTGCAGACCGCCGCGAAGCAACGACTGAATGAAGCTCCACGTCGCATCGACACCGGCCGACTGCGCAACTCGATCCAGATCCAAGAGGTGCAGAAGAGAGGCGTGATCGGCGTCCGAGTAGGTACCAACGTGGACTACGCACTCGTGATTCACAACGGTTCGAGGCCTCACATCATCCTACCGCGTAACGCGAGCGTACTCTCGTGGGTGGGTCCGACTGGTAGGGTATTCGCAGCGCGGGTCAATCACCCGGGATTCCCCGCGAACCCGTTCCTCACGGACGGGCTCGAGCGCGGAATGGCGAAGTTCACGTAGGAGTTAGCATGGGCAAGAAGTACACGACCAAGAAGATCGCGATCGACTTCGAGATCGATGACGACAAGTTCTACCTCCGCGAGGTCATTCCCGCGGGCGTGCTTTTCGAGTTCGCCAACATCCAGGGTCGCATGGCGGAGGCCGCCGAAAACCCGAACACGTCGATCGCTGACGTCATCCTCGACGCCTTCTCGAAGATCTTGACCGAGGAGTCGTTCGAGGTCTTCAACGCGCGCTTCTTCGGCGCCGCCGAGGTTCCGATCGACTTCCCGACATTCCAGGAGGTCGCGCAGGATGTCCTGGAGGAGGTCGCGGGAAAAGGCCCCTCCCCGAAGTAATGCTCCTGGAGGAGTACATCACGGACGAGCGTAACTGGCCCACGTTCGACGGGTGGTGCGTCGAGAAGGGGATTGACCTGCTCGAACTCCCGAGCGACCGGGCGCTCAACCTCATCTACTACTTCATCACGCGAAACATGGACGAGAAGCAGCGCACCAAGTTCGACAACCAGCTGCAGAGCGTTCGTGGTCAGTGGATCAAGCTCAGCGTGCAACGCGTGCTTACGTCGGTCCAGGGCGAGGGTCGTGTGATCGACGCTGAGCCGATCGAGGGCCTGACGCCGACGCAGCAGCGTGAACGTCGACTTCCGCCGCGTCCCGCGTGGTACGGTTCACGTGACCAGGCGACGCTGTCGACCATGGCGGCTAAGCAGACGCTGACATCGCGTAACGGAAAGAAGCGAACGTGACGGTAGACTAGTAACGAGGGTCGTGTCATCATAAGGAGTCGTAGTGGCTAGTCCGCTTGATCGCGCATTCGTCGAGATCTTGCCCGACTTCTCTAAGTTCGTCAGGGCATTTAAGAGTGACATCGACAAGGCCACGACGACGCTGGAGTCGCGCTTCGACCGTGCGTTCGCGCGGATCGAGCGTATGGCGAGCACGACTGCCCGTAGCATCGCCGAGAAGTTTCACGATGCGTTTCGGCAGCTTGGAACCGA